ATTTGGAATGGAAGCGCGGCAGGGTAACCCAGCTGCGCCCCTGTCTTGACAATTGATGCAGCCGTGTCAATGGTTGCTCGGAAGATATTCAATGCCCTCTCTTGACGCGCTTGCTTTTGCTTTTCGGCTGCTATCTTAGATTGTGTGCGCTTCTCCAATGCCTCGCGTTTGTTGGCCTTAACTACTTCGCTTTCCAATGAGGTATTAATGGCTTCGAGTTCCTTTTCGCTGGTGCTTTGTATCTCAGCAATTCGGTTCTCGGTTAACTGGCTTTGAAACTTCAAGATACTACCAAGCGCATCAGCCGAAGCACTTGCAATCTCAAACGCTTGGTCGATTGCTTCATCGCGTGACTTCTTACGTTCCTCGCGAATTGCAGCTTGCGTTTCTGCTTCAATGCGCAGTATTTGATTATCTGCTTTCGCCTTATCGTCAACTGTTAGCCTGATTGCATCAATTTGTTTCTTCGATTCTAACTCAATAAGCTGGATGCGGCGTTCTGATGTACTACCCTCTTCGGCTTCCAATCGCTTTAGTCTGTTTATCTGACCATCAATTAAATCTTCATTAATCGATTCAAAGCTTTTTGCTATTTCTTCATCACGCTTCTTTTTGTCCTCAGCAAGCTTCTGAAGTTCTTTCTGATATTCTTGCTCAATTGACAATCTTAAATTTTTGCTAAACTCAGCATTCTGCTCATCAAGCTTGTTTATTGATTCACGCGATGCCTTTGCAACTTCAAGTTCTATCTCCGCTTGTTTCTTTGCAGCCTCAGCAGCAATGTCTGCTGCCTTCTTTGCGGCTTCAGTTCTAATAACAAGAATATTATTTTGAGAGTCAGCAATCGCATCTGCGGCATCCCTTGCCGCTTGAACTGCCTTTTGCTTTTCTTCTTCATCCAGCTGAACAATCTCGCTTGATTTGCTTCGATAATCTTTAAGAATCTTTTCATTCGCAGCAATTACTGCCTGCTCTCTTTGAATCTCAAGCTCTGTCGTGCTTCGGCCTGCTGCTTTCTCTATATCAATCCTGCGCTCATAAGATTTCACCACAGCATCAGCCGCAGCATTCTGCTTCTTCGTGGCTGCATCAAATGCGGCACCAGCTCGCTCTGCTTCGCCTGATGCGCCTACCCATTCCTTAATCGTATCAACCACACCGCCGATTGCATTGCTTACATCTTTGAATCCCGGTATCGAGTTCTCGAGGGCACGCTTAACCTTATCGAAGTTCTCGACTAAGGCAATCAAGCCAACAACCAACAAACCTATACCAGTGGCAGCGAGTGCAATCCTGAATGCTTTCATTGCCCCTGTGGATGTACCCACAACCGTTGCATAAGCCGCTTGCGCATTTGTCAGCACTAAGGTCTTAATCTTGCTTTCCTCAAGCAATAGGTTAGCCACTTGCTGCACTCCGTTAGCAATGGCAGTCGCAGCCTGCACCTTCAGCAATGCCTTTTGCAAATCTTCGCTCTCTGAGCCGAACAATGCCGCCGCGCCCTGAGCAATCTCGAAGCCAGCCGCGAGCCCTTGCGTGGCTTGCACCGCCGCATCGAACTTAAACGTATCACTTGCAAGGTTGGCAACGCGAGCGCGAGTATCGCCGATTTGGTCTTCGAGCCGTGCGGCTTCAAGTGTTAACTGCCTGAACTGCTCCGTGCCACCTTTGCCGGATGCTTCGAGCTGAGTCAATTCATTCTTCAATGATCGCAGCTGTCCGGTTAAGGTCTTGCCCTTGGTTGCCAACTGCTCAAACGCCTTATTATTATCTGCGAGAGCTTTCTTTACCTCGCCACCTGAGAACGCAGCAGCAATGCTTTTGCCTGCGCTCTTGTAAGCATTAGAAACCTCCTTCGAGCTTTCCTGTGCCGATGCGACTACCGCATCATTGGCCTTGTTAACTTCGTTGACCGTTGCCTTCAGGCTCGTTGCCTCGGCTTCGTAGATAATCTCAACCTTTACCGCCATTATTTTGAGCCTTTATTGCTGCCTCAAATTTAAGCAAATAAACCGAAACATCGGAAGCCATTAACTCATTGAACTCGGATATGCTACCTCCGGCAAGGTTCATCACTTGCTCGCGGAAGGTGTCGGCTGTTCTCTTAGCCCTGCTTTGCGGTGAGAGCTCAGCTGGCGTAATGCCTCGTGCAGCTTGCGAAGTTCTACCGTGTTGTACTCCCAAAGCGTTTGAAACTCGTCCGCTGAAATATTGAATAAGGGCATCAGCGGCTCGATACCCAAGCTGTAAAAAAAATCGTGAGCACCCCCCTTGCTCAACGCCTCAAATGTTTGCAACTTATGCTGATGGATATCAGGGTTAATCTCTGCCGGATTCTCGTCCTCACGTATTATCCAAGTCGCTGCGATGTTAAGGAGTATGTCGCGATGGATAACCGTATTTTGCCTTTCGCGAATTACGTGGATGTATGCGCCCATGAGTGCCGCTGTCTTAGGATTGCTCAAGCCAGCGCTGAGTGCCTTCTCCATCTCAGTAAGAATCTTCTCCATCTCGCTGCCACTTAGCCCGCTGCTTAATCGCTCAAGCAGGCTCATGCTCATGGAGAACCTTTCGAGCGGCATGTTCACTTCCTTCGGGAATCGGTAGTACCTATGCCCGCCATGCTTGAATACTTCAACGAGGTTGTACGTGGTGGGCTTACTGCGAGTAAATGTTGATTGAAGTCGCTCGCCTAATCTTTTGAATAATCTCATCCAGTGTGTTCTTAGTTGTAATCTCTTTGTCGTTGCTCATTAGCGTTATGAATGTCCGCTCTGCGCTTTCATCCTCATACACCACGCTGATGTCGCTGGTGTTAACAATCAGGTCAAGCCATCGCTCATCCTTGTCGAGCAGCTCGTCCACTTCATCCTTGTGCTGCAAGGCACTAACCAAGATGAAGCCGGTCATCATGTCACCAACGTAACAGCGGGCAGGTTTCATCAGGCACTCGAGTCTTAGCGGGTAGGAAGCATCCGCATTCGCGGCAAGTGTCAGTCAGCTTGATGCGGTAGGGGCACTCCTTGCAGATTGCCATGCGCGGCTTCGATACCTCGCGGCTCTCCTTCGTGTCAAACGCCCACAGCGCCCAGCCGTGTGCGATGCTCTTTAGTTTCTTTAGCAGTCCAAGCATTCGAGTAGGTTTACAAAAGCAGGCTCCTCAGTAACGATATCCTTATTCACAACGCTGAAGCTGATGCAGTCATACTCAACCTCGCAGATGGTAAACTTTGCGCAGCCATCCAGTCTAATCGTGTAGCCTTGCAGCGCATCAATCTTCGCGCCCTCGATCATCAGTGTGCCATCAAGTTCGGACTGTGCGATGAATGTCTGCATGCGCTTGGTCGCGTTGTGCGTTATCGTTATCGTGTAACTCTCTTCCGGTGTTACATAGCCGAACTGAATGCCGCCATTGCAAGCCGCAACGCTGATGCCGGAATCAAAGCAAGGTGAACATACGCTCATAAGTATCGCTTTAGAATTGCGTTTACAAAGTAACGGAAACAATCGAGAAAGTCAGCACGCTCGGCAATGTTTTTTCGATTGGTCTTTATGATGCTGCCATTGGCATCGCACTGCACTTGCTTCGCATCGAACACGAATCCCTTGCACCGCTTGCTATTCACGCGGATGTCGAGCTTGCGCAGTGCTGCATTGCAATCGATGCGGCTGTTGTAGTGCGTTGGGTTAGCCGGTATCAGAAACTGGCTGTCGCTCATGCCGAGCCTGCGCTTTATCATTGTGTACGCGCTGGAGTTGTCACGCTGTTGAACCGTGCCACCCTTACCCATCGCATCGCCTGTAATCCTGATGAGGCCCATCGGGATGCCGAGCGCAAGCACGGCATCGCAGAACGCATCCACGCTGCCCTTCTCAATCTTTATCTCATCCACCACAACCGCGCCTCTGCCAACGTGCTGCATCACAAGCGCGCACAGCGGGTTGATGTTGAAGTCAACGCTGATGTGCACTGGCATATTGCGGTTGAGCTGCACGCTGTCATCGATGTGCTTATCATCGCTCCACTCGTAGAGGAACGGATTCGCCACATCGTCCATCACATCCCAATCGCCCTCAACGAATCGGGCGTACTGCACAGGCGGGAGCTCCTTCAGGCTCTCGAGGTATTCGGCGGGTATGTGCGGGTTATCGGTAATCTTGCTCGGGATGAATGTCCAACGCTCGGGCAGCGTGCCCTCTTTATACCGCTCGTAAATGATTGACTTCACCCAGTTGTTCGCAGGGTTGCACGTTGCGAGGCACACGATTGGCGGCTGGCCTATTGCCTTGTTCCAACTGCCAATGCGTTCCTGAACCTTGTAGAATGTCTGCTCTTGCAGTTCGTTGACCTCATCCAAGCCAGCGCCGTTCACCTCGAGACCTTTGAAGCGGTTGAGGTCTTTGTCATCGTCAAAGCTCTCAGCCATGAACAGCAACTCACTGCCGTTGATGAATGTCACTACTTGCGTGTCGCGGTTCCAGCTCTCAACGTACTGATTCACGCCATCGTCAAGTATCGAGTTGAATGATGGAAAGGTTGTGCGCTTCAGGTCGGGCAGGCTGCGGCGAATAATCACCCATCGGCTGCGCGGGTATTGCAGCGCAAGGTAGCTGAGAGTTAGCAACAGCCAATACGTTTTGCCACCTCGTATCGCCCCCCCGAATACGATGACACGGTATGCACCTGACTCAATTGCCTCGAATGCTGTGGTCTGCCTGCCAGTGAGTTCGAAGTCCATTAATCCTCTTCATCATTCGGGTCGGGCATGCAGTCGATAACATGGCGAAGCACCAGCACCAAGCAGTATGCAAGCCCAACCATGAACAGGGTGAACAGCACTCCGATGCCGATGGCCTTAAGCATTGCCATCCTCTTTCGTCTTGATTATCACCAACGGCTCGGTAGTCTTTAGCGTGGTCTCATTGGTCTGCTTAGGCTTGCCGTAAGCACGGTCAAGCAACAACTCGGCTGCGCGGGTATCGCCCTTCTTAGCCTTGGCATGCAATGCGTTGAGTATTTCTTCAGCGGCGGTCTGCCCATCCTTGCCTTCCTTGCCGAGCACGTTAGCCAAAAGCACATGAAGCTCGGGCAGCTTTGGCGGTCGGCCGTTAGGGTTGCCGCTTTCGCCCTTCTTGAACTTGGTGTGCTCTGGTGGTATTCCCTTTGGCATATTCCCTGATTTATCCCTGTTTCAACTCCTGAACAATACAGCCTGTGCATCAGTGTTTTGCTCAATCTTATCGACCTGCTCGCGGCTGTTATCGTAATGCAAATCGATGTCGAGCCTCTCGATGGTGCGCCACTTATCAGCTCCATTGGTGAAGTAAACACGCAGGCGTGGTATGTCGAGCTCTTCAGCGATGGCGAATACCTCAGCCGATGCGCGGCCTTCGTTGCGGGCTGTTATAATAAACACATCATCGCCCCTGTTGATTGCGCGTTGTGCAATCTGCTTGCCGGGCTCTGTGTCCAGCACACCATCGATATCGAATGATACTCTCATCGTCTACGTGCTTTGCGGTATTTCTCAGCCTCTGCCAGTGCGATTGCCTGCGCTTGCTGCGGTGGATATCCTTCGCCAATTAGCTTGCGGATATTCATGCTGATTACCTCTTGGCTGTCTCCTTGGAATAGTGGCATGTTATGCTGTGATTAGTTCGGTAAAGATACGGCCTTCGTGCTGTGCGTTAAGGCTGTGCCCATTGGTAGCGATTTGATTGTATTGCAGTGGGTAGATAACGAGGTTGTGCAGTTTGCCCAATGCGAATACTTTGCATGTGTAAGCGTTGTTCTTATCGCGATCTTCGGTTGGCAATATAACGCCGAATTTATACTCAGGTTCATCGGTTGGCAGTATCAGCTTGTTAACCTCTGCAAAACCTTTCAAATCCTTTTCAGTAAATGCCACGGCTATATCGTACTCCAAGCTAGGATGCGTAAGGTAGCCGAAATAATGCGGCTTTCCGTTCACATCTGAATCAATGAATACTCCGGCTCTTAGTCTGCGTGTCATAGGTTGTATGTATCAATGCGTTTCTTAACCATCTCGATGAATCGCTCCATCATTGCCGCGTAGAAGCTGTTAAAGTCCTTATGACCTTCGGGTGCGTGTTCAAATAGCACGTAGAGTGTTGATCGTAACCGCTGGCTCGGTGTCTTACTTCCAAGCTCTGCGGCATCGAGCTTTAGGTTATTGAGTAGCTGTTCATCGTTATAATTGAACTTCTCGCCTTTGAATGCCATCACACCCACGCCACCCATCCACTGGTTAAATAATGCGCTCGTTTGCTCGGGTGAAAGCTCCTGCGTTCCGATTGTAACCTTAATGGTTTTATCGCGGCGCGTTGCTACCGATTCAATCGCACATGGTATGGTTAATAGGTCAGCAGCCATACTCAGGAATATTTTGCTTAGGTTCGTTCTTGGGGTTTGTTTTCAACACATCCATGTAATCGTAAACCATCCGGCGAATCGTTGACTTATGCGACTCAGGCACGCGGAAGGTAATGTTAACCGTTGGCTCGCCATATAGCGGCTTCGCTCCAGCGCCCTCGCGGTAGCCCCCTCGCCCTGTCTTTATTTTTTCACTTGATTCCATTGAATTAAGCATTACATGCCTGCAAAGATAAGTATTTATTTGATTGCGTGATGCATTTCGATGCCGTTTTTTTTCAAAATCATCAGCCAACCATAGCAGCGTTTGAGGTATGCCTTGCGCACGAATGAGCCATTCGGTGCGTGTTTCAAATAATCCGCGTAGCTTCGATGCGTTCGCGTTGTGCTGTGGTATGTTACGCATCCATCGGTTATCGTTGCCTCGCTCGGCTGATAGTTATTCATGCGCTCGATTAGTTGCTCTTCGATTGTCATTAGAAAGGGCTTATATCAAAACTTTCATTCGGCTGCATTGCTTTCGGCTCGAGCTCAACCGGAAGGAAGGTGCTGCCACCACTCGAGCCATTATCGTGAAAGCTCGTGAGGGTGCTGTTGTGCTTAAAGCGTACCTCACCAGTTGAGCCTTGCCGATGCTTTTCGAATAGGTAAAATACATCGGAGCTATAAGGGTTGCCAGCTTCATCGTTTAATCCGTAGTATTCAGGTCGATATACGAACATAACCGTGTCGGCATCCTGTTCAATGCTGCCCGATTCGCGAAGGTCTGAGAGTATCGGTCGCTTATCGGCGCGTTGCTCGACTTGCCTGCTTAACTGGGCAAGTGCAATAATCGGTATGTTAAGTTCCTTCTGCGCTGCTTTCAAAGTTCGGCTTATCTCTGCAACCTCAGCCTCGCGATTACCGCCTCTGAAGCCCTCTATCGTCATCAGCTGAAGATAGTCAATGATTGCCCACTTGCAATTGTTCTTACGTGCCTCGCGCCGCATTATGCGTATTGCCTCATGCACTCCACATCGCGGTTTATCGTAGATTGTTATCGGTAGCTTCTCAACTAATCCGATCGTGGTCTCGAATGCGTGTAGCTCGGGCTGTGAAAGGTTCCCATCGCGTAGGCGTGCGCTGTTAATCGCATCGTTCGCGTGCTGAAGTATGAGCCGCTGGCAGAGCTGCGATTGATTCATTTCGAGGTTGAAGTATATGCCCGGCTCATTGAACTGGCAGGCGTGGTACAATGCGAGGGCAGTCTTACCCATCGATGGTCTGCCTGCTAAGATTATAAGCTCGGGATGAAAGCCCCCAGTGAATCGGTTAAGTGCTGCGATGCCGGTATTCAATCCGCTCGTATTACCGCTTTGATGTAACGCTGCGCGGCGGTAGTATGCTTGCCGCTCTTCGTGGGTGAGCTGAAGGGTAGTGATTATGTTATCGGTAGGGCTGCCATTCTCGATCAGGGTATTGAGGCGCTTAATGATGTTAACCGCTGTTTCACCGCCGCTCTTTAGCTTGCCGAGTCCGAGTGCCTCTTCGGTTAGGATGTGGTTTATATTGCGCTTGATGTGTTCATCCCTTAGGATAGCAATGTACTCATTGATCGGCTCAGAGTAACTCAGCTCATTACCCCACTGGGTTACGCTGGCAATCTCATTAGCCGTAAGTGTTTTTTCGGTTAATGCGTATTTTCCGAAGGTAACGAATGTCGGCTGCTTGCCGTCCTTCATTATCGCGTTTATGACCTTAAATGCTTTTAGCGCTGTATCGTCTGAGAAGTGTTCATCGATAAGCTGCGGCGCGATTTCCTTGTAGTTATCATCGCCGTTAAGGCAAAGGAACATTAGCGCCTGTTCGATTTTAGGCACGTAGTGCTTTGGGATGTTCATAATTCAAATTTAGTGAATGAATGATTTATTTTTTTTATTCCATTTTAACGCCCATCGAGGCGCGTGTCTTTGTTGGTGCTGCGTTTGCTGGTTGCTTATCCTTATCGCGTTTATTCCAAGTAACCAATCTGCGCCCAGTATCCCAAGCATCCTGAGAGGTCAAACGTATCCTACCATTCGCAAGCGGCTCAGTCCAATAGTTAAAGAAAGCATTTAGGAGTTCCTTAGGGTACCTATCCTTGTATGCCGTCATTGATTCAATCAAATCTTGCTCGCTCCACCTCTTAAAGTTATCTTTATTTTTATCCTTATCTTTATATTTATCCTTATCCTTATAGGCTTCCGTTTCGCTTTCAATTCGCTTCGATTTCGCTTCCGATTCGCTTCCGATTCGCTTCGATTTCGGTTTGCTTCCGTTTATGTAGTTAGTATTGCCCTTTGTTAACACAGGCTCAAAAGCAATGAATAATGCCTTCGCGAGTCCGGTTAATTCAGTCTGTTTGAAGTCGAGCGAATAAAGAAAAATTGCATCGTATAACTCAAGCCTTGAGGCTTCAGGTAGCTCTTGCATTGCCTCATACATTGATCGGTAAAATATGCAAGTATCTCGCTTATCCATTGTAAAAAAAATGCCCTTTGATGGCTGCGGTGAGAACGGCTTGGTTTTACCCTTGCCTCGCAGCCCCCAAAGGGCTTAAAATGTTTTTAACTCATTCGGGTTCTCACGACCGAATGCTCAAATATACAAAATAAATCAATACTCCTTACAAAATACGCGGGTATCGGTAGTGTACTTTTTGCCGTTAACGATTACAGTTGTGCTGGTTGTCATCTGCTTAACGTATT